TGGCACAACGCTAATTGCAGCAAAGAAGCTAGGCCGTCACTATCTAGGTTTCGAGATATCCCGCGAATACTGCGAAATAGCCCATAAGAGGCTCGACGCGGTAGACGCGCAACCAACTCTATTCGAGGCCAAGCCAGAGCAAATGGCGCTCGCCGTTTAAATGTGGCTATCACCTGGGAAGCTGTACTTGCATTACTTTCACTTGGCGGCATCGTTGTTAGCCTTTGGGCTGTCTTTCATAGCCGTCGCGATCAGCAGGCAGACAAGATTGCGCAGACAGTTGCAGACAATCAAGACCTTCTCAACCGTATCCGTGGTTGGCTCGAAGGTAAGTTCGATGTCAGGTTCTAATGGACATGCGACGGTATTTCCCCCTGATTGGCCTGACTATCCTGCTAGCGGGTTGCGCGGCGAAACACCAGGCGCAGACTGAGCTGGTAATCCCCAGGTCGGCGCTGACGAAAGACGTCGTGCTCAAGGGCTGCAATCAGAACGTAGAGCCGCCCAAGTGCAAAACGGCCATTGTGGTCTACCGCAAGGGTAGCGAGCAGATTCAGGTAGTGAAGTGAACCCCCTTAGCCCAAAAGAGATTCGCCACGCAGAGCTGTTGCTCCAAGGGATGAGCGGAGTAGAAATCGCCCAAAGCATGGGAATCAAAGTCAGAACAGTCAAGATGCGCAATTGGAAGCTGTTCCAGCAATTCCGAGTGCCAGAGGGCGTTATTAAGCACGTATTTCTAGCAGTTAAACTGCACGATCAGCGGCACATTCTGGGCATTCGTTGCCAAGCTTGTGGTGAGATATGAGTTTCGGTTCAGAGCATGTTTATGAGCTACTTGATGAACTCGAAAGCGACTATTGCACTTGCGAACCGAACGATGAAGGACTTGGAACTTGTCCGATACACGCAAAGGTAGGCGAACTCAAGGAAGCATTCAGGGAAGCGCAGGCCATTTACTAGATGGACGGAATGCTCTCATTTGTCGTTGGGCTGATCTGCTTATCAGCATTAAGCCTTTCGGTGTTGGCTGTTTGCTCAGTTGTTTATCTGGCAGTTAGGAACAAAAGGCGATGAGAACCAAGGAGTCAATCGAGGCGTCTCAAAGTGAGAAAACGCCGAATAAAAACTCGGACATTAAGCCGAAGATTAAGGAAGTCTGGCCTTTAGGCAAGAATCCGCGAAGTCTGGCTAATCTCGTAGCCCCTTGGACTCCCGAAACTGCACCGCGAAATGGCGGCAGGCCAAAGAAGGACGTCTCCCAAGAGATTGCCAAGCAAGTCTTTGAAAACAATCCAGAACTGATCTATAAGGCATTCTCTGCGCAGCTCGCCAAGGGTGGCGCATTTGCCTTTCAGGTGCTCTCAGACAGAGCCTATGGAAAATTGAAGGAAACGCGCGAAATCGGTAACGAGTACAACGACATTCCTGACGACCAGGTGCAGGCGGAAATTGACAAACTCATGGCAAGAATTGGACTTGCGCGAGCGGCTGACGATGCTGCAGAGGCTGGAGTCACTACTGCAAGAGCAGCGAAGGCGAACGGAAAGGCGCAAGATTCAGTCCTATTACCCGGAAACGGGTCCGTTAAGGCGTGAACTCTATACCAAGCACCTCGCATTCTTTGAGACTGGTGCAATCTCAAAGGTCAGGTTGGCAATGTGCGCCAACCGTGTCGGCAAGACTGAAGGCATGGGTGGCTGCGAGACTACATATCACCTTACGGGCAACTATCCAGATTGGTGGAAGGGTTACAGGTTCACTAAGCCGCTTGTGGCGTGGATCGCCGGCGAAACCAGCAAAGACGTTAGAGACTCAATCCAGTTCAAACTGCTGGGCCGGCCAGGACAGGAAGGTACTGGCCTTATCCCTGGCGATCTTATCAAGCGACGAACGGCCAAAACTGGTATCCCCGACGCCGTTGATACCTTCTATATCCAGCACGCCGGCGGCGGAACTAGCTCATGCACATTCAAAGGCTACGAGCAGGGCAGAGAATCCTTTCAGGCTGCAGATGTCGATTGGATGTGGTTTGACGAAGAGCCGCCGCTAGATGTCTTTATTGAGGGCCTGACACGAACCACCACGACCAAGGGCAAAGTAATCATCACCTTCACGCCGCTGAAAGGCATGTCGGAGACGGTGTTGCACCTCTTGCCCGGTGGAACGATTCAGGAGCGAGCGACAGACGCAGTAAGCGTCATAACCTGCACTTGGGACGACGTTCCGCATTTAGATGAAGCCGAGAAAAAGGCCCAACTCGCCCTTTACCCTCCGTACCTTCGGGACGCCAAGACCAAAGGAATCCCGCAACTCGGATCAGGTGCAATCTATCCTGTGGCTGAATCCGACTTCGTCTGCGAGCCCTTTGAAATCCCAGTACATTGGCCTCGTGGTTATGGAATGGACGTGGGATGGAACTTCACGGCTGCAGTCTGGGGAGCCCACGACCGAGAGCATGACGTTTTATACCTAAGCCATGCTTATAAGCGATCGCAAGCAGAACCTTCTATTCATGCGGCTGGAATTAAGGCGGCTGGCGATTGGATTCCAGGCTTTATTGATCCTGCCAGTCGGGGAAGAAACCAAAAAGACGGTTCACAACTCATTGAGGACTATCGCAATCTTGGCCTCTCTCTTGCGCTCGCAGACAATGGCGTCGAATCCGGTCTTTATAGCGTCTGGAATCGGATGTCTACAGGCCGCCTTAAGGTCTTTAGAACGCTCTCAGGTTGGCTTGAGGAGTTCCGGCTATACCGCAGGGACGACAAAGGCCGCGTCGTGAAGGAAAACGATCACCTCATGGACGCTTCGCGGTATCTCGAAAGCAGAATCAGCGCGTTTCAGGTGCAGCCGGTTAAGCAGATGCAAAACATTCAGTATTCGCAGTATGGGAGTGATTCATGGATGGCTTAAAGGTCAACATGGGCGGCGTAGTCCTCAGTTTCCCCAACGGTGAGGAAATCGCTGCGTCTAGAGCCAAGTTTGCTGACTTGATAATGCCCAGCGCTGCTGATCTAGACGCAGTGGCCGAAGAACAGCGAGTTAGAGAACTAACCGATGTGCATACAAATCCTGTGCCTTCTTTACAAATTCAGCCGATCGATACTCCGACATCAGAGGGAAATCATGGCAGCAATTGACAATCTCAACGCAAACGTGGCGCAACTCAAGACAGACGTAGAAGCCTTGCTAGCTCAGAGCACCGCAGCGACTGAGGCGCAGATTCAGGCTGCTGCTGATGCAGTCGGAGCTGTTGATGCCGAAGTGAAGGCTAAACTCAATGGCTAAGCTTAAGGCATCCACGCGCAACGCACTGCCGAGTAGTGCATTCGGCCTCCCAGGATCGCGTAAGTATCCTATGGAAAACAGAAGTCACGCCGCGAATGCGAAGGCAAGGGCGTCCCAGATGCTGAAGGCGGGCAAGTTGAGCTCGTCGTCTAAGGCGCAGATTGATGCCAAGGCTAATCGCATCCTGCGATCAGGCAAAGTGAACCTGAATAAGCTCTCTGGAATGTAAATGGCGGATGACTTCGATCACTGCTACTTTCCGGATATTGCAGTAGAGCGCGTGGGAAACGTCGTGCTGATCCATTCCAAGTCCGAAGATGACGCGATTGTGGTGTTCGAGATATTCAGGCAAGTATCGCTAGGTAATCCGGTCTGGATCGGCAAAGAAGGCGCAGATGCCTAAATTCCTTGAGGCTAAGTTAAGAGCCGAATACGGCAATAATCCTCGCGCCATTTACGGAACGCTCAATAAGTTAGGGGCGATGAAGGGGAACAAAGAAACCGCTAAGGGCCGCGCAATGCAGGCCAAGCACAACCGAGACATAAAGCGGGGCAAGGCGAAGTGAAGGTTCACATCAAAGTATGGACCTCCGACTTCAAGGAATGTGAAACGTTTGTATTCCCCGCGAATGAGTCCATTGAAAAAGAATTGATTGACCGATTCGTAGGCGAGTTACATAAGCAGTTTCCGAATAACACGCTAAAAGTCGTGCCGATCGGCAAGCATCGTTACAACGTAGTCCCTAAACCTCCCGTCAGTGTCTAAACAATCGAAAGCAGATAAAGACTTCATTGCAACAGCCCGCAAGCGCTTTCAGCAGGCGGCTGATGATGAGAAGTTGATTCGCGACGAGGCCCTAATTGACCTCAAGTATGTTGCTGGCGACCAATGGGACCCGAAGTTAAAGCAGGATCGCGAGCGTGCAGGACGACCGGCGCTGACTTTCCCGCGCTGCCATACGTTTGTGCAGCAAGTCTCGAATGAAGCTCGGCAGAATAAGCCACAAATCAAGTTTGCGAAGGGTGATGCGCAGGCCGATGACGATACAGCCGAAATCTATGAAGGCCTAGCGCGACATATCCAATACTCGTCAGATGCGCAGGTTGCATACGAAACTGCTGTTGAGTACAGCGCGGGCGGCTCCTTTGGCTATTACCGCTTCCTGACAGAAGAGAACAGCGATGGCTATCAGGAGATTTGCATTAAGCCAGTCCTAGACCCGTTTTCGGTCTATGGAATCCTCAATCCGTACTGCTTTAACCGTGAGCCGCGATTCGGATTTGTGATTGAGGACATGCCGCGAGAGGAGTTCGAGGAACAACATCCCGACTCGGCTATCTCAAAAGATGCGGGATTTGATGAAGGCGGCATTCGCGCCGGCTGGATTGGTACAGAAACGGTTCGAGTAGCTGAGTACTGGTATTGCACAGGCAAGGGCGACGACCAGAAAGTTAAATTCTGCAAGATGACATGGGCGGAGAAACTACCAGACACAGAAACGGAGTGGTTAGGCTACTGCATTCCTATCATCCCAGTAACTGGCAAGCAAATCATTATCGAGGGCAAGGCCCAATTGTTCTCGATCGTGCGTTATCAGCGTGGCGCACAGCAGATGATCAACTATGCCAAATCTCGCATAGCTGAAACGCTGTCAACTTCGCCTATTTCGCCTTACATGGTCGCTCAGGGGCAGATAGATAAGGGCGATAAGAAATGGGAGAACCTGAACACTCAGGTATTCCCGTATCTCGAATACAAATCCGTTGATGTTACTGGCCGTCCTGCTCCACCTCCGCAGCGGCAGGCCGTAGAGCCTCCGATTGTCGCCTACTCGTCCTTTGTCGCTCAGGAAATTGACGACATGAAGGCCACTTCAGGCATTTTCGATGCCTCGCTAGGTAACAAGGGCAACGAAACGTCCGGCTCGGCCATTGCGCGCCGTCAGCAGCAGGCCAATATGACGACGATGCACTTCATGGACAATCTGGAGCGCGCATTTAAGAAAGGCGGCGTCATTCTTGAGGACCTTTTCCCGAAGGTCTATGACGACGATCGCATTATTCAGATTCTAGGCGCGGACGAGAAGCCCAAATATGCGCGAATTAATGCAATGCATCGCGACGAAAACGGCAAAGCACGGCATTACAAGATTGGCGGCAAGGGAGCTGGTAAATACAACGTCGTCGTAACAATGGGCCGCGCATTCTCCACCAAGCGGCAGGAATCATTCGACATGCTGCAGCAGTTGACTCAGAGTGCGCCTAACTTACTGCCTATGTTTGGCGACATCATGTTTCAGAACTCTGATGTGGCTGGATCGGATGTTGTCGCTGAGCGGTTTAAGAAGATGTTGCCGCCTAACTTGCAGGGTGGCGAGGAAGGCGACCCGCAACAGCAATTACAGCAGATGCAGGGTCAATTCCAGCAGTTACAGCAAGCACACCAAGCCCTTAATGCCTATGCGCAGAAGCTAGAGAAGGAAAAAGAGGGCAAGCTTATCGAGAACCAGACCAAGGCCCAAATCGCCCAAATGCAGGAGATGTCGAGGCAGTCTATCGCCCAAATGCAAGAGACGACGAAGCTTTCCGTGGCGCAAATCAATGCCTCGAAGGATTCTGCGCAGTCCTTCGCAGAGGCCGAAATTGAGCGTTACAAGCTCCTGCAAACTCATGCGCACGAAGTTGGAATGCAAGCGCAAGAACATGGCCATGCGCAGGATATGGCCGAACAGCAGGCTCAGAATGCGGCAGTCCAGTCCGCGCAGGACCATGCGCAAGGTTTAGAAGCAGCAGCACAACAGCAACCGGCTGACTCCGGTGGAGAAGCGAATGCTTAAAGAAGATTTTGAAATACACATTAGCGGCAAATTTGAGGACCTTTGCGGAACTTGGAATGTGATTGCCAGCGGTTACGGCGTCACAAAACATTACTCTGTGCCGATGCGCGGCAGATGGTTTGAAGCCTGTAATCCATATGAATCGCCAATCCTCGACACACTGCAGAGCATTCCATACGACTTAGGGAAATCGGCCCTTAAATCCGATGCGGAGTTAGTCAATGCCTGAAGAAACAGCAGTAATGGCTGATCCGTTTGCAGGTGGCGAGCCAAGCCATAAGGAGTTTTCCAAGTGGCGTGAAACTGGCGAACTGCCGGAACGATTCAAGCCGAAAGAAGCACCCGCAGCCGAGGAAAAGACCGAGGCGAAACCGCAGGAAGGTCAGGAACCTTCCAAAGAAGCTGGGCAGGTAGACGAACAAGGAAAAGTTAAGGCAAAAGAGCCACTGTTCACCGAGGACCAGCAGAAGGCATTTGATAAAGCCTTTGCCAAGCGTGAACGGAAGCTCAGGGCTGAATTCGAGCGGCAAATAGCGGACCTGACATCGAAGTCATCGGGTAAGCCTCCCGTCGAAAAGGCGACATCCGCGCCAAACGAAGAACCCAAATTGCCGAAACTCTCTGAGTTCTCAGGGACGGTAGAAGAGTTCGAGAATGCGGTTTCGGAATTCCCGGCAAAACATGCGGCGTGGATGGAGGTTCAACGACGGCAGGCCGAAAAAACCGTTTCGGTCCAGCAAAAGTTGAGCGAAAGCGAAGCCCGCGCTAATAAGAAACACCCGGATTATCGGGATGAGTTCGAGGCGCTAACAAGGGACATTCAGGCAGACGAGGAACCTAAGCTGCCTGACCATGTGTTACGCGCAATTGCCGAAGAAGCCGATGACCCGCATGAGGTTACTTACTACCTTGCCAAGAATCGGGATGAATTCCGGCGATTGGCTGCCCTGAAACCGCACGAAGCGCTGCGCGAAATCCTCAAACTAGAGGCAAAGATCACGTATGCGTCGAAGGCTCCTGCTCAAGAAGAAAAGCCTAAGTCAGTTAAGCCTAAGCCACCTGAACCAGTAGGTGCGCGACAGGCCAACACTGGCTTTGACGTGAATGACGATGGAACCGATGGCGATACCTGGCTGCGGGAACGAAGAAAGCAGCTTGCGGAGCGCATTCGGTAGGCCCGTCATTCGCAGGAGACTAGCGAATGTCTAACTCACTTCTTAGTCCGACGATTATCACCAGAGAGGCGCTGCGGATTCTGCACGCCAATCTGAACTTCATCGGATCAATCAACCGTCAGTACGATAGCCAGTTTGCTAATGAAGGCGCATCGCCTTCCGGCAAGATTGGTCCGACGCTGACTATTCGCCTGCCTAACCAGTTTACGGTCAGGACTGGCGCGACGCTCGCCGTTCAGGATGTTACTGAGCAGAGCACCACTCTAACCGTCTCCACCCAGAAGGGTGTTGACCTGAACTTTACGGCTGTCGACCTGACCTTAACCCTGGATCAGTTCTCCGACCGCTACCTGAAACCAGCAATGGCGCAGTTGGCCTCGACAATCGAAGCGGACGCCTTGACGATGTACAAGGATGTCTACAACTTCATTGACGATGACGGTAACGTAGTCAGCTTCCTCGACTATGCCAAAGCCTATCAGCGGCTGATGGAAAACCTGGCGCCGGCTGATGGCTCGCTTGTGGCTTTGCAGTCCCTGACGCATAACACGAAATTCGTGGATGCCGTTAAGGGCCTGTTCAATCCGCAGGCGCAGTTGGGTAACCAGTACCGCAAGGGCAAGGTTGCTGTAGATACGGCTGGGTTCAATGATTGGTATCAGAACTCACTGTTCACCGCTCACCAGACCGGCACGGCACTGAAGGTTACGACCTACACCGTAAACGGCCCGAACCAGACTGGTTCGGCCATCACGATCCAGACCGGCGCGACGACCTTCAAGAAGGGCGATGTCATCACGTTTGCAGGCTCGAACGCGGTGCACCCTGAAACGAAGGCCGATCTCGGCTATCTGCAGCCATTTACCGTGACCGCAGATTACGCAGGCGGTGGCGGCAACATCAACGTTTCGCCGTCGATCGTGACCTCTGGCGCTCGCCAGAACGTTACGGCTTCACCGACCGATACGGGCGCAGTTACCAAACTGGGTGCAGGTGCAAGCGAAACCTACATTCAGTCCCTGATGTACCATCCGGACGCTTTCACGTTTGTAACCGCAGACCTGATTGACGTCTCGAAGTTTGGTGCGTGGGGCGCTCGCCAGGTGCAGGACGGCATTTCAATGCGTATTGCTCGCCAGTACGACATTGTTAACGACAAGGTTCCGGCTCGTATCGATGTCCTCTATGGCTTCAAGACGATTCGGCCACAGCTCGCGTGCCGTTTGCACGCTGATGGA